ATGCAATTTCATACGAAGATATGCGATTTAATTGAGGATAGGGAAGATTTGAATTTAACGATTGTGGCAAATAAAATAGGTGTATCTAAACAGTATATGTCAAAATTTAAACATAAAGGAACAATTGGATTTTATCAACTTTTAAAGTTGTCATATATTTTATGTGATGAAGGAAAAACGGCTACTGAAACAATGGTGGAATGGTGCTTAGAATTAGATACAGCAGAAGCTGTTAAACACAGTTTTGAATATGCCTGTCTGACTCGCAATATTCCACTTTTAAAACAACTATTAGAGAAACATAAACAAGAAACAGGTACTATTTTAGAATATGTCAAGGTATATACAGTCCTATATAAATATATAGTTAATGAACTTCCGGGTAATCAGATTATAAACGAGTTAAAACCTATTGGACATCCAAAAGATAAGATACTAGAAATATTGATGGAAATTATGAAGTGTTATGGATATTATCACTTAAAAAAATTCAATCTAATGTTAGAAACAATTGAACAGGTTGAAAGACAAGTAAAAGATATAGATGGTGATCGGAAATTATTTATAAAGGAATGTTATCTGTATCGAATAGCAGAGGTATTTGCTCCGGTCTTTTTACAACGCAATAATACTTATTTGGCTAGAAAATATGCTGAATCTTTAATAAATACAAACGCTTGCTTAAAAACAGTTTCGGATGCTTTTTATATTATTGGAATGTCATATTTATGTAAAGATAAAGAAAAAAGTTTAGAGTTTCTTAAGAAGAGTTATAATATTGCTAAGACAATAAATGATGATGAACTTATAAAAGAAGCACGTTTTAATTTAGATGTTGCAAAGATATATCTAGGGATAGAATTAGAAGATGATTCTGATCCGAGATTGGCTTTGTATCAAAAAGATCCGAAAAGTGAATTGTCAATCAATTCTCTTCAAGATATAATTGATAAAGAAGGAGAAAAGGACTTCCTTTATTTTTTTATAGCTGCATCCAGTAAATCCCCAACAGCTTTGTACGAACAATTTCAAACATTTTTTTATCAGTCTAATTTTTTATTTTCTAGTATAGTTGCAAGGGAATTATGTAATAGAGGGGATAGCTCCTTGTTAACTCAATCCATGGTAGATTTTGGGAATGTAAAATATAAAGGAGTTGTTGGAATTGAAGAAGACAATATTAGCAATTTGTACATTTTTAACAGTAACAATAGCAGCATTTTCGTATAGTGATGTGATGAAAGATAGCGGAATGCAATATGCAGAAATCAAACCGGGCGGAATACAATATGCGGAAATCAAACCGGGTGGCTGAAAAGAGGGTAGTGTAAATTCACTATCCTCTTTTTTAGTAAACAAAAACGAAAAAAGTAAAGATGATATACTTTTCTGAATTTTCCCTAGAGGAAATGTTATTATTTACATAATCAATCTGAAAGGGGAAAAAATAGTGAAAAAAGAAGAAATATCGGAAAAAGAAGAAGTTTTAATAAATTTCATTAAATACTTAGGGGAAATTTTGAATGATGAAAAACAAATAGATACATATATCGAAATGCTGTTCAAAATAAAAAAATAGCGATAACTTTTGTTAGTATCACCATTTTTTATTAGAACTATTCAGTTTTTCGAAAGACTCCATCATTGTTAACATATTTTGCAATAGAATTTCTTGATGTTCTTCTGGTAATTGATCTAAACGAGATTTTAAATGATGATATTTTTGATCTAATATCGCATTTAATTCACGTGTTTCCGATCTACCTAATAGGTAATCAACAGTCACATTTAAGAAATCGGCTGCTTTTTCAAGAGTTTCACGAGAAGGTGATTTTGCACCTGTTTCAAATTTTGATACACTAGCAGCGTTTACACCTATTGCTTGTCCGAATTCAGTCTGTGTTAAATTGCGTTCTTTTCTTAAAAAGCGCATACGATCCTTTAACTCCATACCAGTCACCTCATTAAAAATATATAATTTTAGTTCATTATAATATTTCCTGTTGGGAAAATCAAACGCGAAAAAATGTTCCTAAAGGAATATTTTTTTAAAAAACACTTGAATTTTCCCTAAGGGAACATTATAGTTAGATACACAAGTATCTGAAAGGAGTTCAGAAATGGATATCGATGTAGATAAAACAAAATTAAAGATGGCATTCGAAAAATCAGGATATACTTATGAAGAATTAGCTAAAAATTTAGGGATTTCATGTAGTTATTGCTACAAAATTATTAATAATGAAAAATATAAAAAGAAAATTTATTATAGTTTAGCTTCCAAAATCTCACATGAATTAAAATCAGATATTAAAGAGTTGTTTGACGAACAAGTCAATTTTTTTTAATAGAAATTTTCCCTGAGGGAATTTAGGTGAGTGAATAATGAAAGAAGTAAAGTATAAAGGATTCATCATTGAAGAGGTTTACGGTGATAGAAAAATTGAGGATGTTTTTAAAGAAGCATATGAAGTTTTTTATGGTGTAAAAGTCAAAGTCACTCGCAAAACACCTGAAGAACTAGCATTACAAAAGAAAGCTAATTAAACCTTATGCTTCATTGAGCGTTGCTCATTGAAGTGGAGGATGATATTGGACAAGCTTGAAGGGAGGTGATGACTGTGAAGAACGGGAAAAATCCAACCAAAAAACAAAAGGTGCTAATTGAGTCATATAATTTAAACCCTAACAATTGGTTGATTTATAAAAAAGTAGATAACGAGTTGCACTTAATTCATCGAAATACATTTGCTACACGTGTAATTCTAAATTCATAGATCAATTAAAAGAAAAGGAGAAAAATCATGGCACTAGTTCTAAAGAAAGACGCTGAAAAAGCGCAAATTCTGAAAAAGTTCATTGAACATTGTGAAAATCAGCAAAAAGATGCGTTGAAACAACGTGATCCGCTGAAATTTGGTATTTGGATTAAGGAAGCACGCCTTGCTCGTCGAGAATTAGCAGCACTGTACAGAGCGAAAGAACAGCATGACCGCGAACAACAAAATATTCGCATCATAGTACGACATTTGCAAAAGCAGGGGATCAGGGCTGAGGCTGTTGCTAGAGTTCACTACATAACTCTGGATGAGGAGGTAAGTTGAAAAATGTTGCAATGGATAAAAAGATTGTTCTCGAAAAAACGCCCACCTTGCATTGTTTGTGAGAAACAAGAAGGTGAGCTTCAATTAAACGAAAATGAATGGATTTGTGAAAAGTGCGCTCAAATTATGCATGAACTAGGTAATGAAATGAATAATTAATACACCTTACATCTTATTCCATATATAACAAAGCTGATTAGCTTCTGATTCAAGCGCTATTAAATGATCATTGCTAATAGAGTTGTTTGTATACACTTTGTTTTTTTGAATGTTCAGGACCGTATAATTCATGTCTTTATGATCATTAGAGAACGTCGATTTGTTGAGTAATGTCAGTGTTGAGTTGATGTTGTATCTATCTATTCGTTCTTTTTTTCCTTTGAAATATAGTTTGATAAGATGTGGCTCATCATTAATGAACAAACCAAGTTCAGGTGATGAGCGGACGATTAAATCTTCTGATACCCAATGTGATTTACCTGGATCGAACCAAGAAACTTCTTTGTTTCTAATAAATTTTTTGTACTGTTTGATTACATCAATATAGTTTTGTTTTTTCTTTTGATCAACAGTTTGTACTAGTGTTTCGAAACATTCAAAAGATAGCTCGTTTTGATGGAATTTAACAATTGTGTCCCGCAATTGTTTCCAGTAATCAAAAGCTGGGTGATATTCAGGTTGAGATTTTAGGTTTTTTACAAAGTTTGTTTTAGCTGCACTACTTTTCAGTGTGAAGTCTAAAAATTGTGTAAGTCCTACTTTGATTTCTGCCATGTTGCACCCCCTTTCCAAACATTACTAATTCGACAAAGGAAAGGGAAATCCTGCATTTTTTAAGGAGGTGATTTAAGTGTTAGAAAATCCAATCGTAAGTGGCAATCAACATGATTCCTGCCGCCAAGATTTCGAACATTACTGTAGTGATTGTGATGGTGAAATTTATTTTGGGATGACGTACTACAAGTATGAAGGAAGTCTTATTTGCGAAGAGTGTTCTGAAGGGTTTTTACAACGTCATGCTACACGGTTTACAGCTGGGAAATAAAAAAAGAGCCCACTGCAATGGGCCCCTTAAGAAAAAATTGTTGAACTTATTATATCACAGAAAGTGAGTGATTAGAACATGCAAGCGAAAGTATTGGTTCACACGTTAAATATGGATCGTAGCGCATGGTTAGAAGCACGTAAGCAGGGGATTGGTGGTTCTGATGTAGCACCAATTGCTGGTCTAAGTAAATATAAGTCACCAGTTCAAGTGTTTCTTGAAAAAACTCAAACAATTGAGCAAGAACATATCCAAAGTGATGCGGCATATTTCGGGACCATCTTGGAAGATGTTGTTGCAAAGGAATTTACTAAGCGAACTGATTTAAAAGTACAACGCAGAAACGCCATTTTACAACATCCTGAATATCCTTGGATGTTGGCTAATGTTGACCGTCTCATAGTCGGTGAGAAGGTAGGTCTTGAATGCAAAACTGCGTCGGAATATTTGAAAAAAGAGTGGGAAGGCGAAGAAATCCCAGCAGCTTACTTACTTCAATGTCAGCACTATATGGCGGTTACAGGCTATGAAGCATGGTGGATTGCGGTTCTCATTGGCGGAAACAAGTTTGTTTACAAAAAAATCGACCGCGATGAAGAGCTTATTCAATACTTAATCGATATCGAAAAAGACTTCTGGATCAATCATGTTGAGAAGAATGAGCCGCCAATGTTCGATGGAAGCGAAGCGTCAACAGAATTATTAAAACAACTTTATCCGGATTCTATTGCAGATAGTTTTGTCAGCTTAGGGAAAGATGCAGAACTACTTATCGAAGCACGAGATCAGCTTGATAGAGAAATCAAAGTTATGCAAGAACAGAAAGCGGAGTATGAAAACAAGTTGAAAGCAATGCTCGGAAATAACGAAGTAGGTGGTACTGAAAAGTACATGATTACTTGGAAGTCATATTCTTCAACGCGGTTAGATAGCAAACAGCTGAAAACAGAAAAGCCTGAAATATTTGAGAAGTATGCGAGAATATCCAAATCACGAAAATTTGCGGTGAAATAAGGGAGGAAATAAATAATGGCAACTAATAAAGATGTGAAAAACCAATTAGCAAACCGTAAGGAAAATAAACCAGCTACTCCGGAACAAAAAGTTGAAGCATATATGACTGCAATGGCACCACGATTTGCAGAGGTGCTACCAAAGCATATGAGCATGGATCGTATGAGCCGAATTGCTCTTACAACAATTCGTACAAACCCTAAGCTTTTGGAATGCAGCGTACCTTCATTAATGGGTGCAGTTATGCAAGCAGTACAGCTAGGACTTGAACCAGGATTACTTGGTCATTGCTATATCTTACCGTACAAAAGTGAAGCAACTTTTATTATTGGCTATAAAGGAATGATTGATCTGGCTCGACGTTCTGGCCATATTCAAAGCATCTATGCTCACGCAGTATATGAAAATGATGAGTTCGACTATGAATTAGGTCTTCATCCTAAATTAACTCACAAACCATCTTTTGGAGAACGGGGTGAATTCATCGGGGCATACGCGGTTGCTCATTTCAAAGATGGTGGCCATCAAATGGAGTTCATGCCAAAAAGTGAAATTGAAAAACGTCGTAGTCGTTCAGCTTCCGGAAATTCAAGTTATAGCCCTTGGAAAAGCGACTATGAAGAGATGGCAAAAAAGACAGTTGTTCGCTACATGTTCAAGTACTTGCCAATTAGTATCGAGGTGCAGTCACAAGCACAGCATGATGAAGTGGTTCGAAAAGACATTACAGAAGAACCAGAATTTATTGAGATGGATTCTATCGAAGTGGCAGAAGCATCTGAAGGCGATGGGCAGAAAGAATTCGTGATAGAAGAGTGAAGAAATCAAATGTGCTCCTCTCACGCAAATTGTGGGAGAGAGCACAGTCAAAAGATGAGTTGAAACAGTCAATTGCACGGTATATGAAAATCGGTTATCCGAATTACAAGATAGAAAAAGTCATTAAGAGTGGAGAATCATACATCGCGATTTGCACAAGGGGGTAGACGACATGAGTAGTGCTGTATCTGAAATTGGAGAATTAAATTTAAAAGGGAATGTAGTAGATCATGAATGGTTTAACTATATCACTTTTAGTAACGGAAAGCCTCACATAGTAGCGATTATGGTTTTAAGTGAGGTTGTTTATTGGTACAGGCCGACAGTAATTCGTGATGAAATAAACGGTAAGATTACTTACAAGAAAAAATTTAAAGCAGATAAATTACAAAAGAATTATCAACAATTAGCAGATACTTTTGGTTTCACAAAATTGCAAGTAAAAAGAGCGTGTGATCACTTGACAGACATGATGCTCGTTAATATCGAATTTCGAACTATACAAGTTGAAGGAAAAATACTCAATAATGTGATGTTTATTGAACCAATAGCTTCGGAAATAAAAAAAATCTCTAGTATGTATCAAAGCGAACAAAAAGACCCTGGTTACTTAGAAGTAAATACCCTCCTTACTTCTAAGTCAGCACCCTCTTTACTTCAAAGTAAGGACCCTGGTTACTTAGAAGTAAAGACAAATACAGAGATTACTACAGAGATTACTACACATATAGATAATGATGATGATAAGGGTTCCCTCTTAATAGATGAAAATTTCAAGACAAGCTATAACCATTTGTTGCAGTACGGAATTTCTTTAAGTGCAATAGGCGAGCAAGAACTTGGAGAATTTTGCGAAGTATTTGGTAGTGAGATTGTAAATACAGCTGTTGATAAAGCCATCGATGAAAATGCAAAACGTTGGTCGTACATTCGTAAGATCCTAATCGATTGGCAAAAGAACAACGTAAGAACAATGGCAGATGTAGTAAAGCTTGATGAGGATTTCAAAAACCGTAAAGGCGGTGGTGGGAATGCAACAAATAGGCGACGTTATGGTCGTGCTAATGCAGCGAGCAGAAGCTATGCAGAAGAAAATGAAAGCAGAGGAAGAAACATGCCAAGCTTCATCAAGCGAGTATAAGTGCTTGAAATGTCATGATGCAGAAGTTGTTTTCTATGAAGAAGTTAATGAATTTGGTATGCGAGTATCGATGCAAAAAGATTGCGATTGCAAAACACAACGCGTATTAGAACGACGCTTAAAAAATGCCATGATTCCAGAAGAGTTTGTAGATGCAAGGTTTGATTCTTATATACGTGACACTCAAGAGCAAAAGCTTCTCTACAATACGATGGTGCAGTATTTGAAGAACTTCGAAAGTATCAGAAAGTCAAAACAAAATAGTTTAGGCTTCATCGCGACATTCGGAGAACTTCGGATCAAGCAGCTGGAACCAGATAAACGAGCGCAAGCCAAAAGAGAACATAACAGCTTCGGTCTCGGTAAAACACATCTTCAAGTAGCGGCTGCAAAGTATCTCATGAAACAGGGATATAGCGTGCTTCTCATTTCAGATGGCACGTTCATGGATGATCTCATTGCAGCGAAGATGATGAATGACGATAAGAAAGAGTTCAATCGTCTGCTGGACCATGCAAAGCAAGTTGATGTTCTCATTTGGGATGACCTTGGAAAATCCAAATGGTCAGAAGCAAAAGAAAATTTGTATTACCAAATCATTGATTATAGATATCGCCATAACTTACCGATTTTATACAGCTCCAATGAAGATGATGAAACGTTACCTGAAAAAATTGGGTATGCAGCAAAGAGCCGTTTGTTCGGTATGAGTAAAGATTACTTAATCGCTGTAGAAGGCGAAGATTATCGAGAAAAGGGGTAATAGTATGTGTCCAAAATGCAACAACACAGGCATTGTCCGAAAAGAAACTTATTCAGGTGTAATCACAACGGATGGTTGCACTTGTGAAGTAGCAAAACAGCAGCAAGCCTCCTATCAAGAACGTTGGAATGCGTGGTTAAAACGATTTGAATCATGGGAGAGGGGGCTACAACGTGAGCAACGTGTCGGTTGAGAAGAAGCGGGAGTTTATGGGATGGGTATTAAGTCACTTGTCACATAAAGTACAGAGGGGATTCGCGCTGATTTACACTTTTAAAAAATACACAAGATTTACTGAAAGAGTGCATTTTGTGGAAAATGCGAAGAAGTATCCGTATGGGATAGAAATATCGGCAGTATGTTCAGAAGGCGATCCGTTTGCGTTTTATAAACCTAATGCAATTAAAGATGAATTGGATGACGTAGGAACAGCTTTTGAACATTTTAATAATCTTGACACTCCAATCTACATCCAACTGAATTTTAAGGGTAAATACAGTAATCCACTGTATATGGAAGTGTTGGAAGATTTTGAACCATCTTTAGAAACCGATTTGCCTCATGAAGATCATGAAGAAATCGAAAGAGTCATATATGAATTGGAAGGCCTCAGCAAATCCCAGCTCATCGATTACGCACTAGATAAGAGAGATAAAGCTTTGTTCGATAAATTAGTTGCAAATTGAGGAGGAGCGTAATGAAAAACACAGGAATCGTGTTATCCGATTGAACGTCACAATCGTTGACAGTCGGCCGGATTGGATGAAGAAAGAAGATCAGGTTATGGTGTGCATGTTGAAATGCTCTTTATATAAACGGTGCTCCTGTCGTCTCGGAATGGATTGTAAACGACTTGGCGGCACGGAGATACCGAAAATAAATTTTAAGAAGGGGAAACGCGTATGAAAGAATTTCAAAATGGCGTTTATGAAATCACTTTACTAATCAGTGAAGCGAAAAAAGAACAATGAGTAAATACAGGAATAAAAAAGTTGAACTTGATGGCCATGTTTTCGATAGTAAAGCTGAGAGGGATTACTACGAAGGATTGAAAATTCGGCAAGCTGCAGGTGAAATACAAGGATTCGAATTACAACCTGTTTTCGAGCTGCAGCCAGCTTTTAAAAAGAACGGGAAGGCATTCAAAAAGATTACATACAAGGCGGACTTCATGGTATACCTTCCTGGCGGTGAGGTTGAGGTCATTGATATAAAAGGTCTAGCTACAGAAACTTTTAAGGTGAAAATGAAATTGTTTGAGTACAAATATCCACATTTACATTTAACTCTTCTAAAACATGTACAAAAGTACGGTGGATTCATCGGACTAGATGAGTATAACAAAATAAAACGTGAAGAAAAAAAACAAAAACAAGCAAATTAAAGGGAGCGGATCATATGTCATATATCGAATTCAAACCAACTTTAAAGAAAGTAAATCTTAAACCGGACGGTAAGAAAGAGATTGTTTTGGAAGTTACAGACCAATCGTTAAAAGGCAAGTTGGATGCTTTATCTGAAATGATCGATGCGAAAGTGTTTATTTCTCTTGAATCAATGCAAGTTAATTTTAACGTCACTATTAATACAAAAACGAATGAGCCGATTACGAAATATGAGGTAAATGATAAAGGGATTGTGGAAGAAGTAAAACCAGCTTATGAGCAAATGGAAGCAGACTTTGATATTCCAGAAGAAAAAATACAGACACGTGAAGAAAAAGAACAGGCTGATCGTGAGATAGTTGATGAGTTCATCATTAGTGGTTTAGCACCAGGTTTTGATGGAATGCCAAATAAACTACCGGACATCGTGAAACGTCGTCTTGAAGGTGAATCTTATTTGAAGCTTGCAAATGAATTGAATATGTCTTCTGGACAAATCATTGAGGTAATTGATGAATATCGTAAACGTGTAGCTCCGTTAGCAATTAAGTGGCACGAATGGAAAGAGAACCAACCAGCGCCATCAGAACAGCCAAAGGCAGAGGAGAAGCTAGTTGAGGAAACGGATGAGCCAAAAGAAACAGAAGAACTATCACAGGATCCGGAACAACAAGAAATTGAGGTAACAGATGAGGACAAGCCTTTTGATGAAGAATTAGAAGATTAATAAAACAGGTTGGTAGTGTGGTCAGTGTGCCATACTACCAATCTTCAATCTCATACATGAGGTGATGGGGTGAATAGAGCGGAGAAACGGAAGATACGGCTGCAGATATTGGATACACAAGATGAGTATTGCAAAGGGTGCGAGTCAGTACCGAAGAAAAAGAATAATAAGCTCGTGAGTCAAGATGAACGGATTGCATGGTGCTATGCCAATTGTCCTATCGGTAAATCACTAAAAACTTTAGGTGAAAGCTTAGACGAGGGGAGAACGGAACATATGGGTGAAGAGAGAAATTGGGATAAATTATGTGCAAAGGCTGAAAAGCTTCGTGAAGAAAATTTGTCTTGGGCAAAAATTGCAGACCATTTAGGAGTAACGGAAAGCTCATTGTATTACCACATCGCAAAAAGAAGAGATGAAAATCAACCGCCTGTAAAGCGTGTAGGTACTCCAAAACAGCAATCGAATACAAAACCATTAGTGCAGATTGAAAACGTCGTAGAAAAGAAAAGTCAAGCGATTGAAGTAACAGAATTAGCGCAAGAGGATATCTTAGAAACTTTGAAAGTACAAATCAAGGAGCTTGTGGAAGAAAAGAATCGGTTAGAAAAAGAAGTACTTGCTGAGACGAAATTGCGGCTGAAGTTGGAAAATTACACGGAGTTTTATCAAAAACAGTACCGTGAAATGGAAGAAGATTATTCTACTCTTAAAAATGAATTTAACGCCATTACTGAAAAAGGATTCGAACAACGTGCTGAGATTAAAAAGCTGCACGAACAACTTCAAATATCACATACCGAACTTGAAAAAGAACGTTCACATCGTCTTGAACTACAGGGTAAGTCACAAGCGTTAGGGATGGCCCTCAAAGCTGTCTTATAGGTGACCACGATGAAACTGACAAAAGAAGAACGCACAAAACTCACATATGAAATTGGTGACATTATTGAACAGAAATGCAGACGGTGTTATTACAATCGTTCAGCTGATGAATGTTTTAGTATTAGCGTTTGTTCTGCTTGCCCGACTGGTGAAAAATTACGCCAGTTGGGTAGGTATTTTGATTCAGGTCAGCGTGATCACCGCGGCCCAAAGAAGGATATACCAGCAGGACTAACGCCTGAAAAGGTTCGTCAAATGAATGAGCAAGGCATTCCGGATAAGGATATCAGTATTATGTTTGATCGTAGCGGTTCATATGTCTCGAAATTAAAACAGCAATGGCAGAAGGAAGGATTATGGAAAGGAACTACAAAAACGTGGAACAGGAGGGCGAACGATGAAAAAAGAAACGGTTGATGTCATTGAAGATGTACAAGCCATGTCAGATGGTGAGTTTATGGAGAAATACGAAAAGCTTGTTCATCATTTTGTTTGGAAGAAATTCGGTAAGAGAATGAGTTCTATAAAAAATGATACAGGTTTGGATCTGGAAGATTTAATACAATTCGGAATGATTGGTTTGATTAAAGCAAGACAGACTTTTGACCATAAGCTTGGATATCAATTTTCTACTTATGCGGGCTATAAAATACATGGTGAAATCGGTAGAGGGATACGGGAGTCTCAAAAGGTAAAAGTACCGAGAACGATTTACAATTTAAAAGGGAAAATTATGATAAATGGTTTACATGAAAAAAGTCCGGAAGAAATTAGTTCGCAGTTAGAGGCATCTGTTGAAGATGTAGGAGTGGCGTTACAGTATCAGCCTGGAGCATTGTCGTTAAATAAAGTGATGAATGATTCAGGTGAAGATAAGGATATCACGTTAGAGAAAACACTTGTCGATAAGCAAACAGAGCGTATGGAAGAAGATATTGAAGACAGAATGGTGTTGGATTCTTTCATGAAAACATTAGAACACAAAGAATTTTTTGTTTGGGATATGCTTTCGAAAAATAGACCACAGCAAGAAATTAGTAAGCAGACAGGAGTGAGTCAACCACATGTTAGCCGGATATTAAAGAGTATCAACAAAAAAGCGGCTGATTTTGGGAGACGGCAGGGGTTGAGTGGATAATCAAATTTGAATTTTGTTAAGAAAGGGGAACATAAAATGACAGACACAGTTATTAAAGGTTTTTTTGAAGATGGGGACGGAGAAATGGTTCTGAGTGATATTAGGAATTTCAAAGATGAAAAAGACTTCTTAGAACAAGCTGAAAAATATGTCACAGAAACAAGAAGTTATCGTGTACCAGTTCTTGAACCGTCTGTAACCGATATTGTATTTAATGATGAAGAATGGAAGCCTGCTGATGATCCTGATTTAGAAGGAGAAAAAATTACTGTATATTGCTCTGATTTAGATTACGACAATGCAGAAGTGTGATTAATACAAAATCGTTAATTTGAGAGAAAAGGAGAAGATATTATGACGAAAGAAGAAAAAGAACTGTTACGTCAACAAGCAATAAAAGAAAACGAAAAACGGATTTCGCATTTGGAAACATTCCTGGAGGGTTTTTCCTTGGATACAGATGTTAACAAGACAGTTTCACTAGAAATAGGAACAGTAATTATGTTTATTGAACAAGAAATAGATAAGCTTAAATCTTATGTTTTTGAATAAAAACGCTATTTGATTAAACCAGGGAAAATAACATTTATTATTTCTAACAATAACAAAATAATACCGATAGTAAAAAATATATATTTAAGTACTTTAAGTGTTGTTTTCATTTATTTTTCTCCTAAGTGTCTCTTTGTTTGATTATTTTAGGAAATTTGGAATTTTTTTATGCACATTCAATTTAGTAAGGAAGATTAGAATAAAAATTTCATTTTGTAGCAAAGGGGAATGAGAATTGATAATGGATCCGTTGAATGTTCGTTATTAGCAGTAATTTATAAATTAACGGATTCGGTAAATGTTCGAGCTTTAATACAAAAACGCTATTTGAGTAGGAAGGAGGGGCACAGATTATGGCCAACTTAAAGAAGCGAAAAATACAGAAAGCCATCCGCCGACGTGCGAGATCAGTAGATAACTATCAAGTTGCAAAGGCATGGAGAAATATTTTTGTGAAGTCTGGAATCTTGAAGTAACAAAATTTAGATTTAAATAAAGGGTGATAAGAAATGGAAAAAACGAAAATGATTGAAATATTTCGGGCTAAATCATTAGATGGACAAATTCCGCAAATGAACGATTATTATAGAAATTTATATTCTAATGTTCAATATAAAAGTGATTCTGAAGGATATGTGTCTATACTTGTACCAGAGGATGAGGTAAAGGTAAGACAAGAATTCACTAATAAATGTATTGATTGGTTAAGGGAGTTAGAAAAAGAGCATAGCGTACTAGCTCATAAGCTAGCACGCTGGCACAATATTAGACTACGCTGATAGATTTAACAGCTGATGTAAGATATAAAGTTGCATCACTGTCGTCACCAATTGAAAACATATCATGTGAAAGCAGGAATCCGCCAATTCCTAATCTTTCATCTAGAGTAGCTAATGCAGAACCTTCTTTTTCAAAATCACCTTGCACATTACCTATGTACATTTGCTGAAGATAAAATATTTGTTCGTTTAGTTTATCAGTTCTTGAAGCATTGTTGATTCCAACTAAGATAGTATCTTCATGAATTTCAATTTTTTCACCATCAAGCATATTTATAATTACCATATATTCCACCTCCTTCCAATAATAGATTTTACAGCAATTTTGGAGGGAGGGCACTTAAAAGATAACAAAAGTTATTGTATTAGAAAGTTAGTTTGAATGGAGGGGAAGCGTATCATATGGAACAAATGTCATTCTTTGAAGACATCGATGAGAGAGAGATGCGCAGGTTAGTAGTTAAGGAGCTTAAAAACTACAAAGCACTGCAAGTTCGGATGAAGAATAGACAAGAACGGAATGAAGCAGGATACGCTGTTCTTTTTCCAAAAATGAAAGATGATCAAATTCATGAAATCAAATTTCGGCAGATTGAACGGGCGTTGCTAAATTCGTTAGATGAAGATCAGCGTGAAATTATCAAAATGAAGTACCTGGGCGATAAGAAAGTAAAAGACTCATATGTGTACAATGAATTGATGATAAAACGTGATGATTTTTATGAAAAAAAAGGTAGTGCGATTAGATTAATTGCAACTGCTTTAGAGATTATTTGAAAATGTATTAGGTAAAATGGAATTTCAGCCTTTTGTGCTGTTTATATAGATTGGATATGATGAGGGTGCTCATCTTTTTCTCTTTGGCTCTGCTGTATGGCAGAGTTTTTTTTATTTCCGACAAAAAAGGGGACAAAATGGGGGATAATTTTGGGGACATTTTCGGGGATTTTTCAAAACGAGATTGATATTAAGCTTTTCTTAGGGCAAGCCCTGGGAGAAGCATCTATCCCTTATCAAAGATGTACCCGCGGTTTCCGTACAGTGACACTTCTAATAGGTCACCATGCACTTTGTTTGCGTAGGAGATTGTTGAGGGGGAAGGAGTTAAAAGCACTCCAAGCTTATGCTTCTTATTGAGCTGATACTTTGTGTGAGTTCATAGGTGGCGTGAGGGAATCTTTTTATCTTGGAAGGAGTGAGGTATAAATGCCAAGCAAACCACTAAGACCTTGCTCACATCATCGTTGTTCTAACTTAACGAAAGAACGGTACTGTGATGACCACAAGCATTTAGTAAAGCAGCAGTATGAAAAGGATAGAGGTAGTGCAGCGCAACGTGGGTATGGTGCAAGGTGGAGGAAAGCAAGAGCATACTTCTTATCACACAATCCTATCTGTGTAAGGTGTGGTGATATAGCTACAATAGTGGACCATATCATACCACACAAAGGTAACTACCAACTGTTCTGGGATAAGAAGAACTGGCAGCCATTATGTGTGAGCTGTCACAGTCGTAAGACAGTACAAGAAGATGGAGGATTTGGGAGATGAGTACAGTAAGTAACTTAGATATGGTTATCGATACTATGAAGAATATTGCTAAGGTTGTAGCTAAGATATGTGAAGACATTATAGCTGGTATTAAATCATGTATCAATATCTATTTAAAGTTTACTAATCGAACCAAAGGACGAGCATACTTCAATCATTACATAGTAAGGTCATGCAATGTAAGTAAGGTAAGGCTGAACCATCAAGTGTTGTTAAATAAGCCGGTATTTGTGCGAATAAGGAATAGTTGTTAACGAGGGGTAGGGGTATTCGGATTTCTAGGGGTTCTACCCTATAGACCGCCCCCCAGTCTTGCGCGCAAAAAAATCCGTTTTTGAAATTTTTTTTGAAGGCGAGGTGTAATCATGTCAGGAAGAAACAGGCAGCCGTTATCCGTCATTCAAGGGAAAGGGAGATCGAATCATTTAACCAAAGACGAAATCCAAAAACGCCAGGAGCAGGAAGAAGCCGTAAAAGGTTTTACGGATAATATTGTTGCTCCGAAATATTTGACGGCCTCTCAAAAGAAAGAGTTTGAGAGGCTTTCTAATGAATTGGTGCGGTTAAAAATATTTAGTAATTTAGATGTTGATAGCTTAGCAAGATATATTGATTCTCGTGATCAGTATGTCAATTTAATAAAGCTATTAAGAAAGACTAAACCATCTGACGATTTTAAATTATATTCTCAAATGCAAAGAAGTAAAAATTTACTTTTCAATGAGTGTAGATCGGCAGCTAGTGACTTAGGCTTGACGATTACATCTCGATTGAAGTTAATTATTCCCGAACCAGAGAAAAAGCAGCAGACCGAGGGACAAAAGAGGTTTGGGGATAGGGTATGAGTCAGTCGGTATTTGATCGCGTTTGGAATTATGCACACGATATTGTAGAAGGTAAAATCGTTGCTTGTAAAAAGCACAAATGGGCAGCACAGCGTTTTATCGATGACATTTTTGCGCTTGAAAAGGAAGAATCCCCTTACTATTTTGATGCTGATGTAGTTGAAGACTTTAACGAATGGGCCAAACAATTCATACATTTGGAAGGTATTTTACCAGGACAACCAATTATTCTAACTGATTTTCAGTTGTTTATGGCCGCTAATATATTTGGATTTTATAAGAAAAGTAATAATGCTCGTCGTTTTCGTAAAGTTTATATACAGCTTGCACGTAAAAATGCAAAATCTCAATTCCTTGCACTGATCGCAACGTATGAAACGTTCTTAACAGATGAAAAACATCGTGTATACATTGCAGGGTGGTCACGAGATCAATCTGCAGAGGTATATGATGCAATTCACGAACAAATTCAAAATGCTGAGATATTGCAAGGTACGTATACCGATGCATACGGTAAAATCAAGCGGTATAAAACAAACTCAATTATTCAACCACTTTCCAAAGAAGCAAGAAAGCTTGGTGATGGTAAAAACCCATCAGTTGGAATTGTGGATGAGTACCATGCTCACGAAACAAGTGAGATTTACGATGTTCTTATTTCTGGTATGGTGGCAAGAAAAAGCCCGCTGATGGTTGTTATTACAACAGCAGGGTTTGATTTGTCGCGACCATGCTACAAAGAATATCAGTATGTAAGTAAAATCCTTGACCCTAATATCAACACTGAAAATGATGATTATTTTGTTCTTATTTGTGAACTGGATAAAGATGATGATATCAAAGATGAGAGCGTTTGGATTAAAGCGAATCCGATTGTGGCCACATATCCTGAAGGTATTGAGTCAATCCGATCTGAATTAAAAGTTGCCCTGGAACAACCAGAAAAAATGCGTTCATTCTTAACAAAAAACATGAACATCTGGGTGGACAAAAAAGACAACGGTTATATGGATATGGCGAAGTGGGCAGCTTGTGGCCGTGTAATCGATTGGGAAGAATTCCGCGGTCAAGAAGTCATTATAGGTGTTGACCTTTCCGCAAAAATTGATTTAACAAGTGTTAATTTTGAGACGCAAAAAGAAAGTAAATATTTAAATAAAAATCACAGCTTTATGCCGGAAGATACCATTGCAGAAAAGGCAAAAACTGATAAAGCACATTATCAATTATGGGAAAAGCAAGGCTGGATTACTTCCACACCTGGTGCTGTAGTCGATTATTCTTTCATAAAGTCTTATATTCAAGAAAAAGAAGCCACCTATGATCTAATTATAAAAGAAATTTGTGTAGACCCTTGGAATGCAACTCAGTTCATGATTGATATGGAAAATGAGGGTTACACGGTTGTTGAAATTGGGCAAACTCTTAAAACACTTGCGGAGCCTACAAAAGATTTCCGTGAACGAGTATATAAAAAAGAGTTGGAGCATGATGATAGTCCGGTTTTAACTTGGGCAATGGGTAATGCTGTGACTCGAGCAGATCCGAGTGATAATATTCGCTTGGATAAATCAAAATCAATCGAGAGAATCGATCCAGCAGCGGCAGCAATCAACTCACATGCAAGGGCGATGGTACTTCAATTTAGTAAGAAGAGTGTTTATGAGGAAAGAGGAATCACATTCTTATAGAAAGTGAGGTGATTATTATTAAAATTCCGTTCATTAGTAAGTTTTTCGAAAAACGTTCAGCGACAAGTGGGTTATCTAATCCGAGTCAGTGGTTTGTTGATTGGTTAACTGGTGGAAATCCATCTCTTTCTGGGGTAAAAGTGAATGAATTGACGGCACTTAATAACACTGCAGTCTTTGCATGTGTAAGAATAATCTCTGAAACAGTAGCTTCTTTGCCACTTATTACGTACAAACGAAGAAAAGATACTGGTAAAGAACGAGCACCTAATCATCCGTTGTATAAAATCTTACATGACGAACCAAATCCGGAAATGTCGTCATTCACATTCGTTGAAACGCTTATGGGACATGCGGTTACGTGGGGAAATGCCTATGCTGAGATTGAATGGGATGATTTAGGGAGAGTGAGGGCCTTATGGCCACTTTCGCCAAGTCAAACATGGGTTGAGCGAGCCGCTGATGGTTCTATTTGGTATCATACTATTCGACCAAGAACAAATGAAATGGTTACATTGCCAGCTTGGCGGATTTTACATGTTCCTGGTCTTGGATTTGATGGGATTCAAGGGTATTCTGTCATAAAAATGAACCGTGAAGCGATTGGATTAGCCATTGCAACAGAGAAATATGGAGCAAGTTTCTTTGGAAATGGCGCAAGACCAGGTGGCGTGTTAGAACATCCTAACAATTTATCAGAAGATGCTCAAAAACGATTACGTACAAGTTGGAACGAAATGCACCAAGGGTTGGAGAAACAACATAGAATAGCCATTCTTGAAGAAGGATTGACGTATAAACAAATTGGGTTACCACCTGAAGATAGTCAATTTCTTGAAACACGTAAGTTTCAAATCACAGAAATTGCGAGAATGTTTAGAGTTCCACCGCATTTACTCGCGGATTTGGAACGAGCAACGTTCAGTAATATAGAACATCAATCAATTGAATTTGTTGTACACACAATCCGCCCGTGGCTTGTGCGCTGGGAACAAGAGATACGCAGGAAACTCCTTTCTGATACTGAGAAACGGAGTTTTTTTGTTGAGTTTTTAGTGGATGGATTGCTTCGAGGTGATATCAAAACACGATCAGAAGCACTCCAAATTCAAAGGCAAAACGGCATAATCAATGCTGATGAATGGCGAGAAATTGAGAATATGAACCCACAAGAAGGAGGACAAGGTAAAAAATATCTTGTCAATTCAGCAATGATTGCTGTTGATCAGATTGGATTAACCAAAGAGTCTGTTGTAGACAAAAATACAGTACCAAATGAAGGGGGTGATAACGGTGAACAAAACGGAACTGAGGGAACAAACGGGCAGTAATATAGAAATTCGCGAGAATGATGGCGGTTCACGGACTATCACAGGATACGCGGTGAAATGGGAAATGAAATCTGTAACTATGGGGTATTGGCGCAGATTTAAAGAGCAATTTACTCGCGGTGCTTTTACGGAATCCCTTACACAAGATGATCAATTAGCGCTATGGAGTCATGATACTTCAAGAGTATTAGGTAGAACAAAAAATGGTACGCTTCGACTGTTTGAAGATGATATTGGGTTACGTTTTGAACTTGATTTACCAAGTACGACATTGGGAAATGACACATATGAAACGATTAAACGCGGTGATGTTGATGGCGTTTCTTTTGGTTTCCAAATGGTTAAAGAAGAATGGGATGAAAGTGATCCAGATAACATCGTAAGAAGTGTGACAAAAGCAAAGTTAGCGGAGATTAGTCCGGTTGCTTTTCCAGCTTATCCAGATAGTCAAGTGTCAGCTAGAAGTTACGATCCGTATAAGGTATTTGTGGAAGGCAAGCAACAAGATATGACTAGTGTTTTTGCGGAACAAAGAGAAAGAGAATTACAGCTTTTAAAATATAAATTCTAAGGAGTGTTTCAATTGGCTAAAATCGTAGAGTTATTACAAAAACGAGCGAATTTGTGGGAACAAGCAAAAGGAATTCATGATAAATCTGTGGAAGAGCAGCGTTCTCTTACAGGAGAAGAGCAGCAAGAGTACGACCGTATCACAAAAGAAATGGACGGTCTAACGGAAACAATCAATCGTGAAAAACGTATGGAAGAACAACGAGCACAAATGGAACAAGCGGCATTTGAGAAAAGAGAACAAGCAACCAACAATTCTGAACGACGTGAACAAGCGCCACTTGACACAGAAGAATACCGTGAAGCTTTTAACGGCTGGTTGAAATTTGGAGCTCAAGAATTAAGTGAAGAACAACGTTCTATTTTAAATGCTGGCCGTCAAACATTAGAAACTCGTGCGCTATCAGCTGTAACAGGTGCAGCGGGTGGATTCACTGTTCCACAAGGTTTTTATAATCAAATTATTCAAGCAATGAAGCCTTTCGGTGGTATGCGTCAATCTCGTGCAACTGTGTTACGTACAGCGGCAGGGAATGACTTACCAATTCCAATGAATGATGATACAAGCAATATGGGAGCAATCGTTGGTGAGAACGCAGCGGCAGGAAATGCAACTGATCCTGTTTTCGCACAAAAGATTTTAAAAGCCTACAAATATACATCTAAAACATTTTTAATTCCTATTGAGTTACTTCAAGATTCCGCTTTTGATGTGGAAGCATACATTCGTCAAAAAATTACCGAACGTATTGGACGTATTTTGAATCTGCATTTCACAACTGGTACAGGCTCTTCCCAGCCGAGAGGAGTTGTTACAGATGCAGTTCTTGGTAAAACAGGTGCAACAGGTCAAACAACTTCTATTACGTATGATGATTTAGTAGACCTTCAACACTCTGTAAACCCTTTATATCGAACAAATGGAGAATGGATGTTTAATGATAATACATTGAAAGCAATCCGTAAGCTAAAAGATTCTACAGGTGCACCTTTATGGCAGCCAGGTTTGGTTGCGTCTGAACCGGATAAAATCCTTGGCAAACCATATATCATTAATACGGACATGGCAGACATGGCGGCAAATGCTAAATCTATCTTGTTTGGAGACTTCGCTAACTATTTCATTCGTGACGTAATGGATCTAATGATTGTTCGTATTTCTGAAAAATACATTGAAAGCGGACAAATCGGATTTGTAGCATTCAGCCGTCAAGATGGATTCTTAGTAGATGCTGGACAAGGACCGATTAAATATTATGCAAACTCAGCAACTTGATGAGAAGCGTCTTATGGCGCTTCTTATTTTTATATGAGGAGGTTCCTTTTATGCCGAAAGTAAAGATGAAGACAAGTTTAGCAGCAAGTGATTTCTCTTATGTTCCTGGTGATATTGTGGAAGTGAATGAAGAAGTTGCAATTGCGTGGCAAGAACATGGGCTTGCTGAATTATATGAGGAGAAAGTAAGTGTAATTGAACATAAACAGGCAGAGCAGCCAAAAAGTTCAAGGGTGAAAAAGAAAAAACAGGATAGTGATGAATAATGCCTCTTTCATCCAATGCTTTAACAAATCTTGAAGCGATAAAATCGTACTTGAAAATTAATTCGGGTCAAAATACCGATGATTCACGGCTTGAAGATTTAATTAACTCTTGTTCTATCGCAATCGAGAACCATTGTAAAAGAAAATTCAAAGAGCAGACGTATTCTGAAGAAGAATATGATGGAAATGGATTAAAATACTTACATCTTCAGCAATATCCTGTGAAATCTGTTGATTCAGTCACTGTGGATGGTATTTTATTGTCTTCTGATCAGTACAAAGTGAAAAAAAGTAATGGAACGTTAATTCGAACAAACTCTATTTGGCCACAAGGAGATATTAACGTTGTGGTAACATATGTTGCCGGATACAGCACCATTCCAAATGACTTAGAACTAGCATGCAAGCACTTAGTTATGTCTTATTTCAAAGCGGATATTGCTAGTTTTTCGACTACATTCCAAGAGGGATTTGTATTCCGTCCAGAAGCTCTTCCGGCACAAGTAAAGGCATTGGTGCAACCTTATAAAAAGGTGGTGTAGGTATGCCAGAAATACAAGCGAAAGTAAATATTAGTCCTGGTCTACAAAATCTTATCAATCACAATGAAGAAATTGCACCTAAAGCTATTAAATCTGGTATGAAGCTTATTACACGGCAAGTACCAAAAGAAGTTCGAAATAAGATTCGTTCATTAGGATTGGTTCGAACAGGCTCATTTGCGAAAAGTATTCGAGGAAAAACGGCTAAAGATAAATCTATTATCGGCTCACGATATTTTGTCGGACATATCCTTGAAGGCGGGGCGAAACCTCACATAATTAAGGGTAGAAAGGGTAAAAAGTTGTGGTTTCCTGGATTAAAACGTCCTGTTCGAAAAGTGCGTCACCCGGGGATAAAAGCTTACAAATATCTTGAGGGAACTGTGAACGATATGGAGAATTCCGGAACAATTGAGAGTCTATTTTCACAAGGCGTTCGAGAAGCATTAGAGGAGTTGCAAAATGGTTGATTTAAATGTAATGGCCGTCAAAATAAAAGAAGTTTTAGAAAAAGTTCCAGGGATACAACAAGCGTTTGATCATGAACCACAGGAAATGAGTATATTACCGGCAGCAACGGTATATTTTGATGGATTTAGTCAAATCGAGGCAACAACAAGACGCTCTTCTGTGGATTGGCGTTGGACAATTCGTGTCTATATACCTATTCAAACGAGCGATATTCAATTGCCACAAACAGAAGTGAGAAATTTAGCCGTAAAAACAATTAAGCAATTCCGTAACGATATGAACTTAGGTGGATCATGTTTATATAGCACAATCAGCGCAGGCGAGATATATGCTCTGTTAGAGCAAAATAATCCTAATTTAGTTGCAGAGTTGCAATTAGTAACAACTACAGAGGAGTGAATCCTTAATGACTAAAAAAATGAAATATATTGGTGAGGAAGAAAGAGTTATTCCTCAGCATGGTGTATATAAGCCCGGTGATGAAGTGGACTTTAACGAAACACTTTATGCAACCGGGCTTTTTGTTGAGAAAAAACACCGAAATGTAGAAAAAAAGGACGGTGAAGAGTAATGCCGTATGGTTCACTAAGTCATATAGGTTTAGGGAAAGAGACAGCATGGGGAACTCCTGTTGCAGCAACAGACTACATTCGTTTTGCTTCAGAGGGAATAACAGAGGAAATTGAACAAGTTATTTCTGAAAATATTACCGGAGTCTTTGACGAAGGGGCGACGTATGAAGGTGCTCATAACATTTCTGGTGATATTTCTTTTGATGTGTACCCGAACATGTTAGGTCATATGCTACGTTCAGCATTTGGAGCACCGACAACAACGACAGTGACTGCAGGAGTATATCAGCATGTTTTTACACCGTTACAATCAAATTTCTCAAATGTGTGCGCTCTTCCTTCTTATACTTTGGAAGTAAACCGCGATTTAGAACAAGCATTTCAATATGCTGGTGCAGTTGTGAATGAACTAACTTTGAATTTCGGGACAGATAACAAAATCATGCAAGGTTCAGCTTCTATTCTTGCTAGAAAATTAGCTTTAATTACAAAAACTGTACCAAGCTTAGAAGCAACGAATCCGTTTTTGTGGAATCAAGCTACAATTACATTGGACGGAACGGTTAATAAAGACGTAACAACGATTGAATTTGGTATCAGTAATGAATTAGAAGCTCGTGGATCGTTAGATGGTACAAGGGAAGTTTCTCGCATTTTAAGAAACGGAGTGCGAACATTCCCTGTGAAATTTTCCGCAGAATTACAAAATATGACCGATTACAATAAGTTCCGAGCGCAAAATGAAGTACCTCTTAAAATTGAATTGGTCGGTGGAGTCATTTCGGGAGCAAACAATTATAAATTAACGGTTGAGATTCCTAAATTCCGTTTTGCAGCTTATCCAATCAATGTGGATGGTGCTGGATCACTTATTGCTCAAGTAGATGGTTCAGCAAAATATGATCAAACAAGTACGTTTGCTATGAAAATTACTTTAGTTAACAGTAAAGCGAGTTATTAAAGAGGAGGAACTAAGTATGTCTTTATTTGCGAAAAATAAACCAACAAAAAGAGTAGATTTTGAAGGTGGATGGGTAGAATTACAATTTTTAAGCAAAGGCGCAAAAGATCATATCAGTAGCCAACTATCGAATATGTTTGCGGATATGGATAGTGAAGCAATAAAAAAAATGAAATTGCAAAATAAAGATGATATCCCGGCTGAAATGATTGGGGTAATCGGAAAAGTGCAGCAAGTAGAATATTACAAATTGTCTCAAGCTATTAGATCTTGGAGCGAACAAGAAGAAATCACAATTGAAACAGTTAAAGAACTGAATGATGAAATATTTGATTTGATTTCGAAAGAGATCAATAAAATGAATGAACTGAATTTAACAGAAAGAAAAAACTAGTAGGGGCGATTACTCAAATGATGGGTAATCGCTCTTTTTCTAATGAATATTTGCGAGTCTATCTTATGTGTAAAGAATTTCACTGTTTGCCCTATGAAGGTGGTTATTTGGATCAACCAGCAGTTTATGCAGAAGCGTTTGAATTAATTCAAAGCACCATTAACCAATACCAAGCGAATCGGAACAAGAAAGGAGGTACTTATGGCAAGAAATAATACAGTTGAAATTATTTTATCGGCTAGAGATCATGCCAGCCAAGCGACAAAAAAAGCCTTTGATAGTATCTCCGGTTCCGCATCTTCAGCTATGGGGGTTGTGGGTAAGGCAGCCGGCGCGGCAGTATTAGCAGTTACGGCTTTGATTGGTGTTGTAGGAAAAGTTGGCGTCGAATACAACGCTATGATGGAGCAGTCACAAATTGCATGGGAGACTATACTCGGAAGCCAGGAAGCAGCAGCCAAAACTTTAAAAGAATTACAAGTCATGGGAGCAAAAACTCCTTTTGAATTCGAAGGATTGGACAAGGCGGCCAAGCTTCTGAATATGGCGGGATATGAAGGGGATAACCTTTTCAAGACCCTTACAAACGTGGGGGATGCTGTTTCCGCTGTAGGTGGCGGTCAAGCAGAACTAGAGGGTATTTCAATGGCTATTTTCCAAATGGCTTCTAAGGGGAAAATATCAGCTGAAGAAATGAACCAGTTGGCGGAACGTGGAATCCCAGCATGGAAAATGGTTGCGGATGCTCAAGGGAAAAGTGTACAAGAAATCATGAAAATGAGTGAGAACGGTCAACTTTTCGCAAAAGATGTTCTTCCACAATTGACCGATCAGCTAGGGAAGAAATTTGGCGGGGCAATGGAAAAACAATCTCACACATTCAATGGTATGCTCTCAACAATTAAAGATAACTTGAAGATTTTATCCGCGGAACTTTCAAAACCTTTATTTGAAAATCTAAAAAAAGGAATGGAAGCAGCACTTCCTATTCTTGATGGTGCCATGCAGTTAATAAAGGGTGATACGGTTGGTTTTGCCGACACAATAACCAAAGCATTTGGCCAAGAAAATGGACTTCTAATCATGAAGTTCTTCTTTGCAATTCGCGATGGGGTAACTTTGATGCAAGGTGCCATGGGCATGGCAAAAGATGCGATACAGGGCGTTTTTGAATTATTTATGGGTAATGAAGGTAAAGGTGTAGGTCTGCTTGCTGGGCTCGGTTTATCACCGGAAACGATTCAAATAGTCGTTTCAGTCGTGGAAGGAATAAAAAACGCGGTAAGTGGATTTTTTTCAAGTTGGGTAGGATTTGTTACAGGGCTGTTCAGTGGTGAAGGTAATTTAGGTGAATCTTTCGTTCGAATTTTTAATGTGGTACTCAGTATTGCGGTTCCAATTCTATCTCAAGCTTTTGAATTCATTAAGGGTTTGCTAGCGCAACTATCTGAATTTTGGAAGGCACACGGTGATCAAATTGTCCAAGCGGTTCAAAATGCTTTTTCTTTAATAGCTAGTATTATCGGATTTTTGGCACCTGTAATTTTATTTATTATTCAAAGTGTATGGGAGAATGTGAAGGGTGTAATTCAGGGGGCTCTAGACATTATTCTTGGAATTGTGCAGATTTTTACAGGTTTGTTTACTGGAGATTGGAATATGATGTGGGAAGGAATAAAACAACTATTTTTCGGAGCACTTGAATTCCTTTGGAATTTATTCAACTTAATTATGCTTGGAAAATTGATTGGTGGAATCAAAGCATTTATTGAAGGTGGCATAGGTTTATTTAAATCTTTTGGTGGACTAGCCAAACAAACTTTTGATGATTTTTTAAATAATATCGTGAATTTGTTTGGTTATTTCCGCGAAACAGGTTCTAGTATTTGGCGAGCCACAGTCGATACAATCGGTAATATTATAAGCACTTTTGTAAATGCAGCACGTTCAAATTTTGGAAATATTCTCGATGATGCGGTGCGAATTTTTAATAATGTAAAATCAGCAATAACAAGCCCGATTGAAACAGCCAAAAATATTGTTAGAAATTTGGTCGATGAAATAAAGTCATTCTTTAGCAATTTGACTTTAAAACTTCCTGACATCAAAACACCACATTTTAAAATAAAGAACTGGTCTCCTAATCCAGTTGATTGGATCAGTGCTATGCCGAGCTTGGATGTAGATTGGTATGATAAAGGTGGTGTTTTCTATGGTCCACAAGTCATTGGTGTTGGTGAGAAACGTCCTGAATTTGTTGGTGCTCTTGATGATCTTAGAAAAATTGTCAGAGAAGAATCCGGTGGTGGAGGAAATACTTACAATATCACTGTGAATGGCAATAACGTCGATATAACAGAAGAACGATTATTGCAAGTCCTCCAACGAGAGGAGCTATTATATGGCTAATGAAGTGATTGTATGGATAGATGCATATGGAATGGAGCATATATTGACTAATCAAGCTGATATAGCCATTTCAATTGGCCCTTCAGGTCGATATATGCCGCCTATTGAACATATTGAAGATGAAGTGCCATTCCAAGCAGGAAGTATACTTAGAGAAATAAAAGTGAAAGCGCGTGAAATGGATTTTCCAGTTGAAATAAACGGGAAAACTCAAATGGATATCCGTAATAAGTTGAGGGAGTTATTACGGATATTCAATCCATTAAAAGGCGATGGGAAAATAAAATCAATTAGTCCAGATGGTTCACAACGTGAGATAGTTTGTCGATACAAAGGCGGACTTGAAATAAAAGAATCGGGCAGGATATGGGAAAGATTTGTTTTGGTGTTAAAAGCATTTGATCCTTTTTGGTATGACACAACTACAAATGTTCAAACATTTTCACCTGGCCAACCAGCAACATTTTTCCCGTTTCTTCCATTGCGATTAACTTCATCTTCTGTATTTGCTGATGTGACTATCAACAATTTAGGAGATGTGGAAACATGGCCAGAATGGATTGTTAAGGGACCAGGTGAAAACATTGTTTTGCGGAATATGACAACAGGTGAAATAACACATCTTGAAACATCACTTGAAGTAGGAGAGTCTCTTATTATTAATACGATGCCTTATGTGAAAACAGTTATAAAGAATGATGGAACAAATTTATATAGTACACTTACAGACGATTCATCATTATGGGCGCTTCAAGATGGGCAAAACAGTATACGAATAGAAATGTCAAATACTACAAATGGGTCTTCTGTTCAATTGTCTTATCGTAACCGTTATTGGGGGCCGTGATATGAAATATAAAATATATGTACGAGATGAGTATTTGAACCGAGTTGCAGAGATAGATGATTTTCAGAAATTAGATATAATCCCACGTTTTAACGCGGTGGGTTCCTGGGCTTTGGATATTCCGACTGACAGTAGAGCAGCCAAAGAGTTGATTAAACCTAGAGCTGGCATTATTGTTGTGAGAAATGGAAAAACAATTTTGTCTGGTTCAACAGATAATCGGAGTAGGAAATGGAATCAAGATACGGATATGTTAACATTCAGCGGAAGTGACGATAATGTTTACTTACAAAATCTTGCTTATCCGCATCCAGGCGGAAATTTTTCTTTACAAGATCATGATGTAAGGACAGGTGTAGCTGAAACAATCATGAAGCAATATGTGGATGTAAATATTGGTCCTAGCGCTTTATCGCAAAGGAGAATGTTAGCTCTAGAAGTAAATCGAGGACTAGGTAAAATAGTTACAGGAAGAGCGCGGTTCAATATGCTTATAGATTTACTCGCAAGTTTAGCCATATCCGGAGGAGATTTAGGTTTTAGAGTTGTGCAAGTAAACAAAACATTACAATTTCAAGTGTATCAACCAACAGACAAAACAAGGTCTGTTTTTTTTAGTCCTCTTTTAGGTAATTTACGAGATTTTGAATACAACGTAAAAGCACCTGAAACAAATTATGTCATTTGTGGTGGGGGCGGTGAAGGGGTAAATCGCATTCTTTTAGAAAGAGGCGATTCTGTTAGTATTTCTCAATATGGGCGTAAAGAGTCTTTCATTGATCAGCGAAATACAACTGATACCAATGAAATTCAACAATCTATGGATCAATCGCTTATTGAAAAAGGTGAAAAAACAAGTTTAAAGATAACGCCAATTGACACGCCAAGCCTAACTTTTAATAAGGACTACTATCTTGGTGATAAAGTCTCAGTAGTTATTACACAACCAGGTGAGATGGCAAATATAAACACGGTCCAATCTTTTATTTCATCTTATCAGAATGAGTATATTCGAAAAACACAGGAAAAGCTGGATGTAATTCAAGATATTATGAGAGAAATTAAAATCACAATTACGCCTAATGGGGAATCTATTTCTCCTGTGATTGGAACTCCTGATTCTATATCGAATTCTAGTCGGGGTATTTTTGATAAAATGAAAAAAATTATGAAACGTGTAAGTAATTTAGAAAGGAGATAATGGAATGACACAAACGTATTTTCCATTTGATAGTGGACCAGGTTCGAGTGTAACAGAAATTCAGTGGAAGGAAATGGCGCAACATTGGATGGACACCGGTGTATTATTAGGCACATTCAATGACCTTGGTGTATACGCTGATTCTTCTGGTATGAAAGTAAAAGTACGAAGTGGAGCAACTTGGATAGAAGGGCACTATTTTAAATCTGACGCAGAAGAGATAATTCCGATTGCAACCGCAAATGCAACAAATCCCAGGATTGATCGTGTAGTCATTCGTCTTGATTGGAGCACAAATAAAATCAGTTTAGAAGTTCTACAAGGTACACCAGCGGCGACTCCTGTTGCTCCAGCATTGACTCAAAATACGGGGCGATGGGAATTTCCATTGGCTCAAATAAGAGTAAATGCAGCAGTAGCGACAATTGCCGCTAATATGGTTACAGATGAAAGAACTTTTGCGCAAGGAAGTGTTTTCGTATCTAGGTCAAGAAACTCTTTTGCTGGTGATAGCGCTCACCAAGTCTACGGCAGTGCGGATACACGTGTGACTTTTCCACGGAACGAAGTGACACGAGGAAATGTAGCATCTATAAACAGTGATGCCACATTTAAAGTAAATGAAGCAGGTTTATATATGCTGGTGGTTCATGGTCAATCACAACTTGCTACAGAAGCACATTCTTTTCAACCGCGTTTATTTAAAAACGGTGCTCAATTACGAGCGTTAGGTGATTATAGTTTCAGTAGTACACGATATTCACATTTTTACGCGACTGAAATTTTACAACTAGTAGAAGGAGATACAATTGAAATTTGGATACATCTGAATCAAACGGCAGCGGATTATACATTTCCATACATTCAAATCCAAATTGCGAAAGTGAGATGATATTATGACAGTTCTGTTAGAATCTCAAAAAAATATAGGAGATTCCATTTTGTATTTATTTCCTAATGCTGTCGTAGATCATAACTTTAAAGTCATAAACGATGGCGAATCATTTAAATTAGTAAAATGGGAAATGGATGCTGTGATTCCTACTGTAGAAGAATTAGAATCTGTGTACGAAAAGGCGCAAGAAGGACGAAATGAAATGCCGATATCAGAGTTGGATGTCATTAAGAAACAGCAAACCGATCTAGCTTTTGAGCTCATGCAGAAAGGGGTGCTCTAGTCTAATGGATTGGTTTATGTGTGCTACTATGGATTTTGAAATTTACAAAGATATTTTACGAATTCAAAAGTATGTGCAATTTAAGAAAATAACAGAAGTACAATACACAAAAATTACTGGAGAGCCTTATACAACATAGGCTCTCTTTTTATTTGAAAGGAGGGATACAATGGCTGAACAACCGAAACATGATGATTTTCGAGAACTTCTTGTAGGTCTAACGAGGGTTGAGACAAAGCTTGATTCGCTTGGTAACGTAAAAGATGTTGCAGTCGAAGCGCAGCAGTCAGCAAAGAGTGCTCATTTACGGGTAGACAGATTAGACAAACTAGTATTTTGGATTGGTACCACAGTCATTGGAGCAGTTATCACAGGCGCTATTATGGCGCTTTTTAAATTTGGAGGAAAGTAGGAGAGAGGATGGACAAGGGGAATATCAAAAAACGTTTACGTAACTGGAAAACATGGGTTGCGCTTTTTTCATTGGTTGGATTTTTGTTTAGTAAGTTTGGTTTACCAGAAGCAAAGAGCTTCTTAGATGAAGCCGTTCCTTACATTTTTACATTAGGAATCACACTTGGTATTTGGTCAGATCATGAAGAAATTCAAAAAGGAGATGTTGAATAATGAAATATCATACACGAAATGTGAACAATTTAAACAAATTAGGCGATCATACAAAAGCTGCAGCTTTTAAATGGTATCAATATTGCTTGGACAATGGCATTGAAGTGTTAATTTATGAAACCATCCGTACAATTGAACAGCAACGTGAAAATGTTCGCAAGGGCGCATCACAAACGATGCGCTCTTATCATTTAGTGGGACAAGCGTTAGACTTCGTTCCGATTCAATCAGATGGATCTGAAGACTGGGAAGGATATTGGAGAGAACCGTGGGTATCCGCAATTCGTTATGCGAAAAATATCGGATTTGAATGGGGTGGGGATTGGCAAGGATTTGTTGATTCACCGCACCTACAATTCAATTATCGTGGTTATGGTACAGACACTTTCGGAAGCGGTGCACAAGATGCGGAGGATTCCCCGTCTACAGAATCGGATAACAATGAAGGTATTGCTTATATTGAAGGAAGTAATGTTAATCTGAGAAATGGTCCAGGCACATGGTATGGAGTTATTCGTCAGCTAAATAAAGGCGAATCCTATAAAGTATGGGGACAATCAAATGGTTGGTTAAACCTTGGTGGCGATCAGTGGGTTTATAACGATTCTTCTTATATTAATTATTGTGGAAGTAGTGCACCTTCACAACCTTCTTCATCTTCTGATGGTGTAGGAGTAGTTACGATTACTGCAGATGTATTACGTGTTCGCACTGGTCCAGGAACAAACTATGACATCGTAAAGAATGTATATCAAGGCGAACAGTATCAATCATGGGGATACAAAGATGGCTGGTACAATGTTGGTGGTGATCAGTGGGTATCTGGTGACTATGTAAGTTTTGATAAATAACAAACAAAACCAAGCTCCTTTGTGGGCTTGGTTATTTTTATAAAAAATAAGGCGGTGCTAATTATGAATTATTTAATTGAATTGGACAAATGGGGAATTAAACAAGGGATTCCTACTAAACCTTACACTGATGAAAATTTTATTCAAGCAGATTTAAATATTCAGGGGTTGAACAACGCAATACAATATGCACACGACAATGAGTATTCTAGTCTTACATTACCGAGGGGCGAATACACTGTTTGTTATCCTAGACAAATTCAAATGTTAAGCAACTTAACGTTAGACTTGAATAGTTCTAAGTTAAAAGTAATTTATGATTCAGATAGAAAGAGTCCGTTCGATAACAGAACAGGAATTGATTATCATAATTTTGTAGGTATCACATTATCATTTGCAAAAGCTGAGCGTGCTACCGTTAAAAACGGAGAAATTGAAGGTTGTCGTTCTGATCGTAGTTTCTTGAATGATAGAGAAGTTGCTGTTGAGCATAGTTATGGAGTTGCTTTCCGTGAAGGTTCTAGGTTCTGTGAATTAGATGGAGTTGATATTCACGATTATATGGGCGATAACGTTTCGTTCTTATCTTCAGCATTAATTGGTTATGCAGAATTTGATGAAGGTTGCACAATTAATTCATTAGATTATTCAACAGGACAACCTATACCTGTCACTAGTCCTAAAACGGTAGTTACAAAGATGTTAAATATTCAATTTGATAAAGATAAGAAAGTTAAGTCAATGTACGTTGGTGGTTTAGGATATGCACGTTTAACAGGATTGTATAATAAGTTCTTTGATGTTTTCTTTTATGATAAGAATGATGAATTTATAGGCGCTGCTAGAAAACGAAGAATATACAGCGACATCACGATTCCTAATGGTGCTACTAAATATCGTATGCAATTCTTGGATGAATCAGTAATAAGACAACACGCTATAACGGTTTGGTTCGGTTATATACCTTCTCATAACGTTATTAAAAATTGTGACATTCATGATGGCCATCGCGGAGGAATTACTTTAGGTGGTAGTCATAATATTGTCGAGAATAATGTTATACGAGGAAATGGTAAAGGTTTAGCAAGATTTTTAGATAAGAAGCCTATCTTTAATGATCCAACTAGATACGCAATTAATATGGAAGATTCATACGGTTCGAAATGTGTAATTCGCAACAATGATATCTACGATTCGTATCATGGCATATTGGTTGGTTGTTTCGATGTCGAAGTAATAAGTAACCACATTCATGATATAGATTATTGGGCTGTAAATTTATATTCTATATCAATGGCTAAAATAAGAGATAACTACTTCTATAACAACCTTAACAATATAGGATTAATGACTTCAACATTTTATTCTCCTTATGTCTTGGTTGAAGGGAATACATTTGTTAACGGAAGTTTAAATCTTAATACGACAGCATATAAAGTAGAATTAAAACATAATCAGTTCATAAATCCTATGTCAATTGTAGTATCTGAAGGTTGTACGATGTCGGATTCGCATATAACATACACAGAAACACTAAACGGAGCAGTAGTTGTTGCTAATAAATTAAAAAACTGTTCATTTAAATCGTCTCAAGCTGTTATCATGCGCGAATTAACAATGAAAGTATTAGAATTAGAAAACTGTTCATTCGAAAATTTACGGTTACGTTTCGAAACTCAAAATGTAAAAGTACCTACTAAAATTAAAGTTATTAATCCTACGTTTGTATATTGTGAAATTCGTAATCATACTTTCGGAGCGCCTAACTCAATTGATATAATTGATGGAAAATTAACTGATACATTTTTAGAAGTTGGCATTACGAATGTTGATAATATAAATCCATACACGAAACTTTATAATTGTCAAATCAACATTAATTCTAGTGGAATAAAACATTTATTCGTTTCTGATTGCAACAGATCAACTTCGGTAGCGACATATATTGCTGAAAAATGTAAGATAAATATCACTAACTCTTCATTCGCTTATGTATTAAATTCAGGTTCAGCTAATCAATCAAATGAGTTATTGTTACGTGATAATGAAATTTCTTATAGCGGAACAGGTTCGCTAAATTTAGTTTTCTATAAGAATGCTACACATATCAAAAACTTCGTACTAGATGATAAAAACACGTTCACAAATATGAATTTACCAGCTATAAATTAATAAAAACCAGCTCTTTTATAGAGCTGGTTTGCTTTTTTTGTAGAAGACTATTTTTTAAAAATATGGTATACGAACCTTATATATCCATGTACAATATAGTTACATAAATGTAGAAGGAGGCATAGCTATATGATTTACTTGCTTGTTCTGTTTTTACCACCTGTTGCTGTATTGTTATGTGGAAGACCCATTCAAGCACTAATTAATTTGGTTTTATGCCTATTTTTCTGGATTCCAGGCATTATACACGCTTGGATGGTTGTGAGTGACAAGAGACAAGATAAGCGGATTAAGAAGCAGACGAAAACGCTGATTAAAGCGCAACAGAATCAAAGTGAATGACACGAAAGCCCGCTCTTATGAGTGGGCTTTTTACTTTTGCATCATACTGATTAACGAATCTCCATCGATTAATTCTATATTTTTATTAGCAGCATATTTTCGTGCGTTTTTATTAAAATTACTAAGTGTTACAAAGTATCCTCCAACAGCATCGGCGTCTACGATAGCACTGTGAAGTTTTTGAATGAATGTTCTTCCGATTGTTCCCTTTGTATGGCGTTTTACCTCAACAAATTTCATTTCTTTTCCTTTGTGTAAAATGATGTCTTTTCCACCGTCATTAGATGCTGATGTTACTTGTGCTTTGTATCCAAGAGAGCGAAAGAAGTCAGCAACAAAATATTCAAAATCTCGTGGATCCATCTCTTCTAAATTTTTTCGGTTTGCTTCCATTTTGATTCGGTTAGCGCGAATCTCTTCGGTAGAAACTTCAGGAGTTTTCGTTATTGAACCGATTATAAAAACAATTACTAACAACAAAATAGACCAAATCATAAATTTCACCTCAGTATGAGTATTCCCAAGTGAGGTCTATTCTATATTATCTTCAATCCAAATATCCTCTAACTTCATTTCTAACGCTCTTGCTATACGATATGCCACAGGTAAGGTAGGCAAACCACCTTTAAGCAAGTTTGTCATTGCAGAATTACTAATTCCAGCTTGTTTTGCGACATGGGTGTACTTAATTCCTTTCTTATCTAAAATATTCTTTAATTCACTTCTCATATCTTCACATCCACTTATATATTTTAGTTTGTCTTTATAAATAATTTTCTATGGACAGGCAAAATCCTTCTTTCTAGGTCATATACCTATATTACTTCCACAAAGAAGACTACAAAGAAGTTAGGACATCAGGAATGGAGATGGTTATATGCGTAATGGATTTAAGTACCTATCTAAAATGCCATTGTATCCATCACAAACTTTATACAATATGTATGCTGATGCAGACGATGAAAACGAGATAGAAGCAGTTTATAGCCACATATTAAACAACAATGCAATACAGCATCCTGATTATGTAGATGTAGTGGAGCTGTTAGGAGAAGAACCGTATGGTCCATATAATGAAGCTGGGATTCAAAGGCGGATTGATGCGTATCTAGCTCACTGTAGACAATGGGGGGGGATGAATAATGCGCTGGCAATATGATCATTTAAATGATACGCCGTATCTATATTCATCAAAAGAACTACGTCAAATGTATAATCAGTCGAGATCAAGAGGAGAAACTGAATCAATTTTAAATCACATGCAAAACCATAAAGTATTTAATCAAAAAGAATACAGAGGGTACTTTAGTTTATCTCAGGTGATTGAAGAAGATCTGTACGGCGAAGAAGAAGATATTCTTGATTGGCAAGATCTTATGGAGCGTTATGAAATTGTTGCTACTAAGTCAGGAATAAAATTTCGTGAAAAGGATGAGGAGGAATAGTTATGACACTTGTTGGTGAAGCGGTAGTTGTATGGACGGCGACAGGCTTGTCTGTTATCACGATGAAGGCAGCTGAAAAATTGGGTCAGAGTGTTCCACATTGGCTTCCAAAATTGACTTTGTACACTACACTCACAGGCTCGTTTTTATATCTTCTACATTATGTTCTCGTTATGTTTCTATGAAGGAAAAGAATGTGGAAGAGTGAGACAATGCATTACACTAAGTAGATTGCTTGTCCTGAAGTATTCTAGAAAAGTGCAACTATATCCTAAAGGATATATAAGGAGTGAACTCACCATGCTTGAATTGTTATTAATACCTGCAGTTTCGCTGAGCTATGCATTAGTTAGTGATAAGTTAAAAAGTAAAAATGATGATCGAAAGAAGATTCAAGTGTTCTTTGAGGTCAGTGGGATTGCAATAAAAAAAGATGATAAATTACATTATCCGGAGTTTGAAAAACAGATTGATGATGATCGTAGCATAACATACATTTATAATTTGCCAGTTGGTATGCCTTCAAAGGTTATTCAAAAAGTTGAGGATGTGGTAAGTGAAGGATTAAATAAGCCAGTCCGAATTCAATACGATAATCATAAATTAAAAATTCGTGTATTCGCTAGAGAGATACCAGAAAAATGGGATTGGTCCACTGAATTAATACGAAGTGGTAAATGGCATGTACCTATTGGTCAAAGTTTAGAAAAGCTTGTGTATCATGATTTTGATAAAACACCACATATGACGCTTGGTGGACTTACACGAATGGGTAAAACAGTTTTCCTCAAGAATGTGGTTACGTCACTTATTACCGCGCAACCCAAAAATATACACTTACACATTATTGATTTAAAAGGCGGCTTAGAATTCGGTCCTTATAGGAACTTAAAACAAGTTGAACATGTAGCAGAAACACCCTATGAAACACTTGAAGTATTGCAGATTATTCTAGCTAAGATGGAAGAAAAGATGCAGTACATGAAAAAGAAAAGATTTACAAACGTTGTGGAAACTCCTATAAAGGAACGTCATTTCATAATAGTTGATGAAGGTGCGGAACTTTGTCCAGACAAGAACATGAGTAAAAATGAGCAGAAATTATTAGGCGCTTGCCAGTACATGCTTTCTCATATTGCACGTATAGGAGGAGCGCTTGGATTTAGGTTAATTTTCTGTACACAATATCCAACCGGTGACACATTACCACGTCAAGTGAAACAAAATGCAGATGCAAAACTAGGCTTTCGTTTACCCACACAGGTTGCATCTAGCGTTGTTATCGATGAGCCTGGTTTAGAATCGATACAAAGCATCCCTGGTCGTGCGCTTTTCAAAACGGATAGATTAACAGAAATTCAAGTTCCATATATCTCTGATAAAACTATGTGGGAACACTTAAAACAATACGAGGTGGAGAAGTATGAACATCCAGACACATATCAAATTCAACCGTCAGATGACGATTCTGACCTTGATTAGAAAATTAAAATTTGCTACAAGAAGGCATTTGATGTCTATTCATGATATGGGTGGAATTCGTAATGCAAATCGTATTTTAAAAGATATGAGTCAATATGTGAACTACACAATTTATAAAAAAGAGTATGTATATTACCTAAATAAAAAGGGCCGTGAGCTTTTTGACGATACAGAAAAAATTGTACCGACAAGTCGATTAGCTCACAGCCTTATGAGAAATGAAGCGTGGCTCTATCTATTCTGTCCTGACGATTGGAGAATAGAAGAACCTATTCGCTATAAAATAAATGATAAAAAGAAAACAATTATTCCTGATGTTAAGTTTAAAGGTGAAGATGGCATATTAAACGCTGTTGAAATAGATCGCACACAAATGATGAATATAAACAGCGAGAAGATGAATAAATACGGAGAACTTACTACGTATTACAAAAATAGATACAACGGCAAGGTACCTATTATTCATTTTTTCACAGTAACAGAATATAGGAAGAAAACATTAGAACAATTTGCAATGAAATACGGTGTATATGTGAAAACATATGTTGTACCAGAATTTCAATAAAGAAAAAAGAGCTGGATTCATGTTCAGCTCTTTTTTATGTACTTCACTACATCATCGATTACATAAGTTTTATCGATGCCTTTTTCTTTAGCTATTCTATTTAATGTGTCAAGTATTGCTTCCAGAGTTTCAAAACGTATAGAACTCGCATCACCATTAACTAAGTCCCCAACTGTATTTGATCGTACTTTAGCTTCTACGGATAATTTATTTTTGGATATCCCTAGATCTTCTAAAGACTTACCAAGTGTAAACTCCATATTAATTCCTCCGATATACCGATTATCTTATTTTGTATTGTACACCATTTTTTGAATAAATGAAACTATTTTTGTTCAACTATTGACGTTGAACTTTTTAGGTTGTATAATTCAACTTAAATAGTTGAACATTAAAAGTTAAAGGAGGAGCGTAAATGCAACAATTAAATGATTACTTTGGATTAGCAAGTAAGTCAGATTGTATATGGTTTTATGGTTTCTTCTCAGTAGCAACAATTTTATTTCTAATAGACATGTTTATTGCCTACATTTTATAAGGAAGGAGATAGTCACAATGTTAAGTACAGCAAACTATTCACAGTACAAAAAGCTGCAGTCATTCTCATCTGTGGAAGACATGAATGAAACGATTCGTTACTTTTTGTACAAGCATACACATGAGTTATCAGACTCAGTTATAAAAGTATTGAAATTCTTAGCAAGGCATTCATGTAAAATACCAGGTGTATCTTTCTTAAAAGTTTCAACGATTGCAGCAGCGCTAGAAATCAGTGACCGAACAGTAAGACGTGTACTGAAAATCTTAGAAGAATACATGATTGTAATACGCTACAAAACAGTTAGAACAGAGGGGAAATTAAAAGGCGGTAATGGTCACAACGTATATGTTATTCAAAAAAATAATAGTGTCCTACCGGATGTCCTACCGGAAATGTCACAGCGGCAAGACAATGAAACACCTACAGAATCAATGGCTACAGAGCCGAAAGTGGAAGTGGAAGCTGAGCTTGTTGAATCACACCCTCTAGAAGATTTAAAAAACGAATTAAACGTAAGAGAACAGTCCACAAGTGATTATGAAGAAATTAAACTTGAAGACTTAGACGAAACATTCACACCAGAAAATGTGCCACAACAATTTAAAAATGCAGTTACTCCATTCTTTAAATCAGCGGAAAAGATATACAAATTGTATGGCCGGGTATTAACTGCATACAAACGATCTAAATTAGATAAACCGATTGTGGAAGTAATAGAGCATGCAATTCAAGCATTTAGGGAAACTGTATTTGCCGAAAAAGCAAAACGAATACGTAGTACATTTGAGGGATATTTTTATAGCATAGTAGCAGAAAAATTTGTTTTAGAACGCAGAAAAGAATGCCGTGGAAAATTATTTGATTGGTTAAATGAGTAAATAAAAATTGCCCAAGGGGAAAATTTAATTTATAATTTAATCATTATACTATACATGAAGTTGGTGATTAAATTGAATTATGCGGTATACGTTCGTGTATCTACTGATAAGGATGAGCAAGTGTCTTCTGTAGAGAATCAAATAGATATTTGTAGGTATTGGTTAGAAAAGAACGGATATGAATGGGACGATAGTGCAGTGTATTTTGATGATGGTATATCTGGTACAGCATGGTTAGAACGACATGCTATGCAACTTATTTTAGAAAAAGCCAGAAAAAAAGAACTGGATACAGTGGTATTTAAGTCTATCCACCGATTAGCCAGAGACTTAAAAGATGCTCTTGCGATAAAAGAAATTCTAATTGGTCACGGTATTCGAATGGTTACTATTGAAGAGAATTATGATAGCTTATATGAAGGTAAAAATGATATGAAGTTTGAAATGTATGCAATGTTCGCTTCGCAACTGCCTAAGACTCTGTCAGTATCGGTTTCTGCTGCATTGACTGCTAAAATTAGAAGAGGCGAACATACAGGGATAATTCCATTTGGATATGATAGGGTAGATAAAAAACTTGTTATTAACGAAGAAGAAGCCAAAATTGTAAGGGAAATCTTTGAATTACAAGAAAAGCAAATCGGATATAAAACAATTAGTAAATATTTAAATGAAAAAGGTATAAGAACTAAAGCAGGGAATAATTGGTCTGGCACAACGATAAAACACATTTTAACAAATTCGCTTTATAAAGGTGAATATATTATGAATCAATATGGTTATGTAAAAGTTGATGGTAGAAAAAAACGGATAATAAATCCTAAAGAAAAATGGACTATTTTTGAAGATCATCATCCAGCGATAATTCCTAAAGAACAATGGGATCATGTAAATAATTTAGGAGATGAGAAGCGGACAAGAACAAAAGTTGATAAAAAAAACGAATTTCGCGGAATTGTATATTGTGCTCATTGTGATTCAGCTATTAGAGCAGTATATAGCGGCAGGTATAGTAGAGGAGAAAAGAAAGAATGGGTATATATGAAATGTGCTCGTTACAAGAGATATGGTACGTGCGTTAATCATGTGCCAATTCAATATCATGAACTACGAGAAGTCATTCTTTCAATGTTAAAAGATAAGGAAAAAGAATTAAATATACAATTTAGTCCACAAAATGAGAAGAAACACAAAGAGAAAATGCAGAAAGTTAAGAAAGAAATACAACAATTAAAAATGAAAAAGGACAAGCTGATAGAATTGTATATCGAAGGTCTTATAGGTAAAGAAGCTTTTGTACAGCGTGATAAAAAGTTTGAAGGTGAAATTAAAGAAAAAGAGTTACAATTAATTAAGTTAAGTGATGTAAAAGCGCAATCTAACGAACAAAAAGAAGTAAAAAAGGCATTCGCGCTTTTACAGGAAGAACAAGATCTTCATGAGACGCTTAAAATTTTAGTGAAAAAAATATCCTTATACAAAGACAAAAGAATGCAAATTAAATATACATTTGATATTTAA